CCCGCGGCCACCGCTGGGTAAGCATCCCGGACCAGGAAATCGAGCTTTTTCTGTACCTGTGGGCGTTCAACGGGTCTACCGCGCCGGCCAGTACGACCACTTGGACGGTCGGATTCATCGCGGTGGAGGACACAGTCAACCTGCCGGTCTATTTGGCGGGCATCCGCCAGCAGGGCCTTTCGTCCGCCGTGCCAGTCGTTTTTCCGGCCGCTCAGACCGTCGTTGCCAACGCCGGCACAGGCACGCTTGCGGTTTCGATGGCAGCGCAGACCCCTACTCTATCGGCAGGCACCAATCTGGCCGGTGATGTTGGCGTGCAGTACCGTGCCAACGCCACGGGCGCCGCCGCGCCGACGAACCTCAACAGTCCGGCAACGCCTGCCGTGCAGACCATCAAGGGTAGCGCTGGTCGTTTGCTCGGATTGATCGCCACGAACACGGGTGCTGCAACGCGGTTCCTGAAGGTCTTCAACGCGACGGCACCCACGCTCGGCACGAGCGCGGCGATTCTTGACATCGCGATCCCGGTCAACCAATGCCTCGAAGTGCATCTTGAAGGAGGAATCGCGTTTGCCACCGCGATTACGTGCGCAGTAACTGGTGCGCGCGGCGTGACGGACAACACCGCAATTACCGCTGGCGACGTGACTGGCTTTGCGATCGCCGCGTAGTTTTCGACCCACTTCAAACAGCAGAAGGAGCAACACCATGAAGAAGATCGCCTGCGTCGAAATCTTCATGCGCGATTCCGAGGGCGTGATCCAAGGGGTGCAGATGGCCAACGGATACACGGACGACGACGGTGTTACGGTCGTCATCCCGAACGGCTACGCCCCCAACATCCACGAGGCAGTGCCGACCGACATCAGCGTGACTGTGATTCCGCCGCCCACCGCAAACACGCCGGCTGAACTGGTGTCGCGAGTGGATGACGTGGAGGCCAACACCAGCACCCTGACATTTAACCTGGCGCGGTAACCGCCCATGCTGCTGCTGCTGCTCAACCAGCCGGCGAGCGGCAGCGTTTCTGTCAATTTAGGTGGAGGAAGCGAACAGGAACGCTCTGGTGGTCTTGCGCTCACCGGGGCAGCAGCTGGGCAGACGCTAAACGTAGGGGGTGCGGCAGAGCCCGTTGCGATTGGTGGCCTCGCGCTGGCGCCCGGGCCTGTCTCCATTGGGGCTGGAGGCGCTGCGGAGCGCGAGGCCGCTGGCGGCATTTCGAGTCTGATTGTCGTAGGCCTGTCGATTGGTGGTGTTGCCGAAATTGAGCGCGCCGGTGGGATCGCCGCGGCACCAGGCGTGGTGTCGTTGCAGGCCGGCGGCGCAGCTGAGCGCGAGCGCGCTGGCGGCGCGCAGATTGTTCCCGGCGCCGCTACCGTCGCGGCCGGCGGATACGCCGAGTTTCCGGGCGTTGGAGGCATCGCGATTTCCGCTGGGGCGGTTGCTGCCGCCCTTGGAGGGCGCGCGGAGCTAGAGCGGCCGGGCGGCGTGCTGGTTGGAGTGAATGCGGGAACGCTGGCGCTTGGCGGAGCATCCGAGTTCGAGAGGTTTGGCGGGGTCATGATGTTGATGGGCGCGCAGAACAGCGACCGGCGCATTGATGTCGTGGCGGACCTGCGCGCGGTGCGCGTGCAAAAAGAAGCGCGCGTCTATAGCCTTGGGCGGTAGTGATGTGAGGTCGGCGAGGCCATGAGCGGAGTCACGGTGTCCAACGGTAAGGCTAGCGTGGTCAAAGACCCGGACGCGCTGCTCGACTACACGTTTGACTGGACGGAGTGGCTAGAGGGGCACACGCCAGCAGACACCATTGCGAGCGCCGTTGTGACTGTCACCGGCTGCACGCTGGTCACATCAAGCGTGGTGGCCCAACAGAAGGTGGTTGCGTGGATCGGCGGCGGGGTGGTTGACGTTGCCGCATCCGCGACGTGCCGCATCACCACGGCAGGCGGGCGGATCGATGACCGAACGCTCACGCTGAAGATCAAGGAGAGGTAATGGCCTACATCACCGCGCAACAGTGGCGCGACAGATTCGGCGAGGACGAGTTCACCCAACTTACGCGCGACGAGGTTTCGGTGTTCAATGGGGCCGTTGCCGATGCCGACGCCATGATCGACGCGCACCTTGCAACGCGCTACGCGTTGCCGTTGTCCAATGTGCCCGCGCTGCTGGTGGGCCTGTCCGGAGATCTGTCGCGTTACGCCCTCTATGACGAGAGCCCGCCCGACGTCGTGACGAAGCGGCGGGATGCGGCCATCGAGGTGCTCAAGTCTATTGCCAGCGGCGATCTCGCCATTCCGGGCGCCCAAAGCGGTTCCGAAGCCTCTGGGCCCGTCATGTTTGCCAGCTACAGCGCAACGCGCCTCTTCACGCAAGACACGCTGGCGGAGTTCGTGTGGCGTCCCGTCTGATTATCAGAGTGCAGCGCTCTGGTGCCGACAGCGCCCTGGAGAAGCTGCGGCGCGTGAGCGCTGACATGCGCCCCGTTTACGGGGCAGTGGGCCGCGCGATGCTCACCAGGGTGCAGATGTGCTTCCGGTCAGCCAAGAGTCCGTGGGGAGACCCGTGGGCGCCTCTGCGGTTTCGCGCGATCCGGCGCAACAATGAGGGGACCAGCGCAAGCCGCACCGGCAGGCAACAGGCGCTGGAGAACGCTCGCGGCACGCCGGGGCAACCGCTGCGCGACACCGGGCGCCTCATGCGCAGCTTTGTGTCTGAGCCTGATGCAACCGGGGTGACGGTTGGCACCAAGGCGCGCACGAAGTCTGGCGCCCCCTATGCTGCCGTCCACCAGTTCGGCGCGACCATCTTCCCGAAGAAAGGCAGGTTCCTCGTGTTCCCCGGGCCTGACGGAGGTCTGATTTTTGCCAAGCGTGTGACGATACCGGCGCGGCCGTTTTTCCCGCAGAGATCACGTAGCGCCCCAGTGATCCTGCCGCCCGCGTGGGCTCGCTCGGCGGTGCAGGCGTTGCGCGCCGCGTACCTTCGCGCCGCTGGAGCTGGCGACCGTGTTTAAGGACCAGGAAGCGGCAATCGTGGCGCGGCTGCGCGAGCGGCTGGCGTCTGACATCGCGGTGCAGACTGCCGCGCAGGTGGCCGATGCGGTGACCCTGCGCCAGCAGGCCCCGTGCGCCGTGGTCACCTTCAACGGCTACACGGCTGGCGAGAGCACTGGCAACGGCCGCGTGCAGGCGATCTCTATGGACTGGCTTGTGCTGTGCTGTGCCCGCAACGCGTCTCAAGGAGGCGCGTCCGTGGCTGCGCGCAACGACGCAGCCGATGTGGCCGCGGCTGCGCTCGCCGCCCTGCTGGGCTATCCCGTCATGCCAGCCGTCACCCTTCGGCTCGCGGACGCTCCGCCGCCCGAGTACCTGGACGGTTACGTCTACATTCCCATCGCCTTCACGTCGCGGGCGACCTTCAAAGGCGACAACCAGTGAGGATCATTGACCATGCCTGATTATTCCTACCTCGGCTCCGGCAAGGTGTACGTCCGCGAGATCGGCTCCACCGTTGGATTCCTGGAGGCTGGCAATTGCTCCGCATTGACTCTTGCAGTCAACGAGGAGTCGAAGGAGTCGAAGGATTTTACGAAGGCTGGCGGCGGCACCTACAACGAGGTCAAGCGCATCAGCAGCGTCGAAGCGTCGTTGACCATGAACGAAATGGAACCCAACAACCTGGCCCGCGCTTTCTACGGCAACTCCTCGTCACTCGCCTCTCAAACGGTGAGCGGCGAGAGCATCACGGTCTCGCCGGGCGCGTTTTCTCCCTTCGCGAACTTGCCGCAGTCTGCGCCAACGCCAACCGTGGTGCCATCGCAAACAGCAGCCGTTGCACGAGCAAACACCACGGCCTACGCGTTGAATGCCTACGTGACACCCGCCACGGCGAACGGCTTTTATTACAAGGCAACCGTCGCCGGGACCAGCGGCAGCACCATCCCGACGTTTCCGACAACCATCGGCGCGACCGTGACCGACGGCACGGTGACTTGGACCTGCGCCGGGCGCACCACTCTGACGGCAGGCACAGACTATGAAGTGCGCCCATCTGGCGTGTTTGTCTACGCGAACCGCACCATCGCGGGCGAGACCTGGACGGTGGGCTACACCCGCGCGGCGGCGGACGTCGTGCAGGCGCTCACCACCGGCGGCAAGGAGTACGAGATGGTGTTCGATGGACTCAACGAGGCGCGCAGCGGCAAGCGCACCCGGGTGACCGCCTACCGGGTGAAACTCGGGGCGGCACAGTCTGTGCCGCTGCTGGGAGAGGACTACGCGGCCCTCGAAGTCAGCGGCAAGCTCCTGTCTGACTCTTCGAAGACGGGCACCGGCATCTCTCAGTACTTCCGCGTCGAGGTCGAGGCGTGATGCCCGAAGACGGTCTGGAGGTCATCGAGCCGCAGGCGGTGCAGGTGGCCTTCAACGGACGCGGCCTCGCGCTGCTGCCGTTGAAGGTCCGCCAGATCCCATCGTTTGCGCGGGCTGCGCGGCCGGTAAGCGGGGCCATCGAGTCTCTGCTCAACGGCAAGAGTGGCGGCATCGGGGTTGAGCAGGCGCTCACGCTGCTGGCCGATTATGGTGAGGCCATCATCGAGGCGGTGAGCATTGCCTCTGGGGTGGCCCGCGACGAGCTGGAGGAATCCACGCCAGACCAGTTGATCGCGCTGGCGGCTGCGGTGATCCGGGTCAATGCGGATTTTTTCGGCCGCCGGCTGATCCCGGCCCTCACGGCGGCGGCAACGGGCGCGACGCCCGATGGGGCTGGGCAGACGCCGTGACCGCGCTGGTGGCGCACGGGCACACCCCAGAGGCCGTGCACGCCTACACGCTGGCTCAAGTGCGCGCCTTGCTTGGCGCCATTGAGCGCATGCAGGCGCAGCGCAGGCTGGGCGACGCCATCGCCATGCGCGCGGCGCAGGCCGAGGGCAACGACTGGCGCAACTACGTGAGCAAGTTGGAGGCCCAGGCCTATGGCCGCTGATGTCTCGATCCGCATCGGCGCAGACCTTGCCGAGATCAAGGGCGCCCTGGCGTCTCTGAGCCGGGATCTTCAGCAGGTTGGCCAGCGCGCCCAGGAGGCTGGCCGGGCCGGTGCCTTTGGCGGCATCCAGAGTGGGGCGAATGCGGCCGTCGGCGCGGTGGGCAAGCTGGCCGCCGCATTTGGCGGGCTGTATGCCGTGATGCGCGCCATCGGCGCGGCAGACGAGCTGAACACGCTCAACGCGCGCCTGAAGATCGCCACAGCAACGGCCGAGGAATACAACCGAGCGCAGCAGGCGCTTTTCGATCTGGCGCAGCGCACGCGCGCTGGGCTTGGCGATACGGTGGACCTCTACAGCCGGATCGCCCTTGCCACCAAGGAGGCTGGCATCGGGCAGGAAACGCTGCTCGAGGTTGTGCAGACCATCAACCAGGCGGTGCAGCTGTCGGGGGTCAGTGCTTCGGCGGCGCAGGCTGCTCTGATCCAGCTTGGGCAGGGCCTCGCCAGCGGCACGCTGCGCGGCGAGGAACTGAACTCCATCCTCGAACAGACCCCGGCGCTTGCCGATGCCATAGCCAAAGGCATGGGCATCACGCGCGGCGAGCTACGCCTGTACGGCCAGCAGGGCAAGATCACCGGGCAGGCCGTCATCGAGGCATTGCAGGCGCAACGCAAGGCCGTGGCTGATCAATTCGCCCAACTGCCGTTGACCGTGGGGCAGTCGGTGACGCTGGCGCGCAACGCCGGTGTGCAGCTACTCGGGGCATTCGATGCCGCCTTCGGGGCAACCACTGCTCTTTCGTCGGCGATTCGCGGGCTCTCCGATCTACTCTCCAGCACCGCGCTCACCGACGCCGTGACCGCCTTTGCGGCGGCGTGGGGCGATGCGTTGAGCGGCCTTGCCAGCGATGCGCGTGAGGCTGCCACCATCGTTTCTGACGCGCTTTCTGGGATTGCGGACGGCGCAGGCGGAGCCGCCGGGTTTATTGCGGGTGCGTTCCGAGACCTCCCGGCCAACATCCGTGCGGCCATCAAGATCGCGACAATTGAAATCGCCGCGTTCGTGGACTCAACGCGCGAGAGCTTCGCGGGCATCGGCTCCTACATTCGCGCCGTGGTGGACCCGCGGCGCACGGTTGCCGAGACGCGCGAGGCGCTGCGGGCCTCGCAGGCTGCCATTGAGCAGGCGCGGCGCGACTCCATCGATGCGGCCCTGGCGGAGCGTGACCAAAGCATCGGCGCGGCAGGAACGGCCACCGCGCGGGCTCGAGCAGCACGCGAAGCAGGGCGGCGGGACACTGGCAGGCGTGGCACTGGCAGGGTCTCGGCGACGGGTGGCAGTAATACGCCCGCCGCAGACAAGGCGGCCAAGGAAGCAGAACAAGTGCGCAAAGCGCAGCTGGACGCGGAGCAGCGGCTGGCGGAAGACGCGTCCAAGCGCGAACTCGACGTTCTCAAGGAGCAGTTTGACGCTGGCACGCTCGCGGCGCGCGACTACTACGCGCGGCGGCAAGCCTTGGAGCTTGCCAGCCTTGACGCCAGCATCGCCACGGAGCGCGAGCGGGCGCGAGCGGGCGGGGCCGAGGGCGTGAAGGCGTTGGCGGAGGTGGAGCTGCTGGAGCGCCGCAAGCTCGATGTGCAGCGCAATGCTGCCACGGAGCAGGCGGCCTTCCTCTCGAACATTGAGCAGCAGCGGGCGCAAGCGTCGGCGGCAGCGGGCAACAACCCGGTGGAGACGGCCCGGGCGCGCGCCGAGGCGCAGTACCGCGACCTGCTCACGCGCCTACAAGCCGAGGGCGATACGGCGGGCGTGGCGCTGGTGCGCAAGCTCATCATCACCGAGGAAGCCGACGCCCGCCT